AGCGTTGCAGTAGTATCATACTTAGTAACCTCCGTAAGCCAAGAGTCAATTATCTTGACCGTGTCTATTACAAGAACGCTGTCGTATATATTGATGTACTCTATGTCATGTACGGTGTCATGTACGGTGCGCCAATGTACAAATCTTAGGGTGTCGTATCTCCAACGATCGACATACTCAATTGTTGGAACTGGCTTCTCAATTACGGTAGTGATAGGCTTACCACTTGTGTCACCGCAGCCTTTCCATGCAACTATCACGCCCAATAGAAACGCTATCAGATATGGCAGGAGCGTATTCAACAGGTGCTTCAATATATCGTTGTTCATTTTTATCTTTCAGTGATTCTACCTTTATTCCCATTACCACTACAAGTAGGCATAATGCCAATATTGCAATAGATAGTATTCTAAATTCATAATCTTTCATAGACTAAAATATATATCTAATCTTATTCCAAGGAATAATCTTATCGTGTAATTTTGTAAAATTACTTATATATTCTGACTTTAGTTTACTTTTATAACGTAAATTAAGTCCTCCATATTGAGAGATCTTAACTTCTTGTATTTTAGGCACCCATAAATACTTTTCTGCATTAGGGTTAGTTTCTAAGTTTTTAAAATGTTTAGCTTCATTATGCGTAAGAAATATAACCTCCGCTAGTACTTGATCTTTATAATCTACATAATCATCAAGCATTTGAAATAACTCTTTGTAGTCTTCTTTCCAGTTCTGATAAAGTATCACAGGACTAAAGTTTACATGAACATCATAACCACTATCTATAAAAGCATCAATGGCTTTTATTCTATCTATTATTTTACTGGTGTTAGGTTCGTGTATGTCAGACATGCATTGGGGCATCAGACTGAATCTGATACGTACTTTGCCGCCTGGATCAAAGTCTACAAGATTTGGATTCACATACTTAGTAGCAAATGAACCCATAGCAATTGGATGTTCTTTGAAAAACTGAAATATCTTCTTCCACTCATGATGTTTAGCATGCAATGCAAAGTCTTCGTTACACGAGATATCATAAGTAACATAATCTGGATGGGTCTGGTTAGGCTTTTGAACATCTGCAAAGTATGCATGACTGTTCATAGCTGTAAGAATATCTTCTGTGTTTGTAGCTATTGTAAGACCCGTAGGTTTACTACGTTTCATATAGCAATAGCTACAATCATAAAGACACCCATGACCGAAGGAAGGAGAGATATAATCAGTAGAACGTCCTGATGGTCTGATGACCACACTTTTACGTTTTACTTTTGCTATCATCTACAGTTTTATTTACAAGTTCTTGAGGTAAACATTCTTTAGCTATGAATAGAAGGTTCCATATATCATCCGTCAATTTCTTTACCGATTTAATGTCCTTTACACTGCTCCATTCTTCAATCAATGACGTAATAGCATGAGCTGTATCGTAAGCTACTACATAGTATGTACCGTCCCCAGCTATTATTTCAAATAGCGAAGGTTTTATTATTGTTTTTTTACTCATCTTATTTATTATAAATTTACAACCTCACATGAACCTCCACTACAAGCAAGTTCTGCTGAAAGGTCTGTGTTATCGCTTATTTCTACTACTTTAGTAAGATCAAGTTTTGTTAATAAAGAATATCGTTTATCAAATTCTTTCTTATCTATTTCTTCAAACGGTGCTTGTACATAAGTACCACCGTCATAAGGAAGAACAGAAAGACCGTTAAAAGTATTTTTATTCTTCCACATCCATTCTACAATACCTTCCCATTCATCAGGCTTTACTGATACGGTAGCAGATACATTATGTGTATTTGCTCCATGGATATGCCCTGAGCGTACCCATTCTGTATTCCAGCGCTGAACACGCTCTAGCATTTCCAATGCTGTCTCGTTCTCTCGCAAGGTTGCAGAGTCTGGAGCCATTTGAGGAATTTCAATAACTGCAGAGTTAGGAATAAGCTTCATATCATCTACAAGTTCAGGATGATGTATAGCAAGATATTGATACAATGCTTCATCTTTGTTGCACTGCATACGTCTGATATAATATTTAGAGTGCCATGCATGAATACCAGAGCTTGTACCTACAACACATGAAGTAGTGCCACTTGGTTTTACTGTAGTGATTCGAGCTGCAGGATTAATACCTATGAGCTTTGCTGTTTGATAGTTGGATTCAACTGCAATACTTGCTGCTTCTTTAAGATCAAGGGGATATACTGCACCATTGCAGATACCTGTGATGCCTACACCTACAAGAGCATCTTTTTCAGTTGTCTCTTTCCAAATAGGTCTAAGGTAATGAAAGTCTGTAAAGCCTGCCTGTAGTGTACCAAAGAAAGCCGCAGCTCTTGCACGTTCATTTAGATCAAGTTGATCTATTACATTGCCCGCATTTATTTCTGTAAGATTACAGAACTGAAACGGTCTCAGTGCAATTTCACAACATGGATTGGTTCCCCAGTCCTTATCATTTGTAAGATATGTACCTGGCTCTCCTGATCCTGACTCCTCTATCTTCTTCCATAGATTTACGAAGAACTCCTTTGTAATTCTATGACGTAACAATACAGCAGAGTTATTGGCACGTCCACGTTGAGGATTCTTTTCCCACCATGATCCGCTTTTACATGCTATCATTTCATCATCATCTGCGGAAAATAAGGAGATAAGAGCAGCTCGTCTAATACCTCCAGCAAGTACAGCATCTGCAATATGACAGATCATATCATGTACTTCAATAGGTGTAAGCTTTTCTCCATCTTGTTTACGCTCAAGCATAAGCTCAAGATTGAATAGACATTTCTTAAGTGGCTCAGGCCCAGGAGCTTTACCACCTGCAGTTACAAGCCTTGCACCTTTAGGTCTAATATCAGAAAAGTCAAATACAGGCTTTGTCTTTCTTAGACCGAAGTATGCTGACATCAAATGACGTACAGCATCAGCCCATCCCTCAATAGAATCTCCTACAAGATACTTTTGAGTTTTCTTAGGCTTACTGATATCAGGAAGATTATTTACATGGTCACGTTGTACAGAATAACCTACGCCTGTACCTCCAAGTAATAAAAACATTGTCTCACTGAATGCACGGTAATCATCAATGGGAAGATAAGCGCAATTGTACACTCTGGATTCTGATTTTTCAATAGCAGGGCCAGCAAACTGTGCACCTCTCATTGACATCAATATTTCTTTGTTATACAAATATTTAGCGTTTTCTTCTATTCTATCTACAATTGTTGGATACCGTTTCTTCATCATTTCTATGTAACGTGTTACGATCTCGTCCCACGTTTCTCTTCGTTCTTCACTCGGTACATACTTAGCATATTTGTTAAACACTACGATGTCACTGAGAATTTGATTGCTTTTGTCCATTTTTGATTGATTTTTAATTAGAAAAGACATCAAAGATATGGAAGGTCAAAAGACCTTCCAACCTTTGACATCAGTTTTTACTTCTTTTTCTTGAGATTTTCTAACTGAGTAGCCAGTGCCTCGAAGTTCAGCATGGAGTTCCATTACCTTACGTCTTGCACGGGTTGTACTTTCATAAGAAGTTAATCCATTCATACTTAATAAAGTAAGAAATTCTTTTACAGTCATAAAATCTATATTATAACCTTTATTAATAAGATCATCATACCAGACTCTAGACATAAGCTTGCGATCAGATTCTCGTAATCGGGAATCTGACTGCAAAAGCTTTTTTACACGTTCATATTGTTCAGATGGTTTTTGCATCATTTTTAAAAATTAGGACTTATACGATGTTCTTTATAATCTAATTTATTTGTAAACTTAGAATTATAGAAGAATAATATCTGATTATTTTTGGCAAATTCTATAAAGCATGATGGAAGACTAGTTCCTAAAACTAAGATATACATATCTTTATAGTAATCTTTTTTAGGATCTATGCTATCATACCCATCAGTTATTAATATCGCAGGTCTTTTCTCTTTTTGAGCTTTTTTGATACACTGTCGGATATCAGTTCCTCCAGAAAATCTAGCTTTAAACAGATCTTTCTTATCAAATTCTTCTATTTGCCCATGCGAAGAAAACAAATAACTCTTTCTAAGAATATTCAATTGCATAAGTCTGAATGCAAGTAAATGAGCTAAAGTTCTAAACTGAGTATTATTAAATTCTCCTCCATAGACCTTACTTGCCATAGAACCTGAGTCATCTATATAGATATCAAAACTAACATGCTTGGTCTTTTTTGTAACCATAAGGTCATCAAATAGAGCAATATGTGCAAAATTTTCTATATTGGATATATCATCTATCTCATCTGCTTCAAATATAGATTCTTCAGTTACTCTATCTTTACCTGTAGTAGCTTCAATTGCATAATCAATAGTAGACTTAAGAAAGTTACCTATCTGGCCTTTATTTATTGATCGTAATTTAGACATTACATTTTTAGGAAGAGCTTCTAATTGATCAAGATCATTTGGAGCATCTCCAGATAAGAATCCTCCTGGAAGATTTTCTGCATCTGAAATATCCTTTTTAATACTATTTTGAACAGAAGCACTTGCTTTTTCTATAGCATCCATTATATCCTGATTAGGAGTTCTGCTACTATCTCCTTCGGCATTGGCTTGCATATCATCTGCAAACTGTTGCATTTCTTCAGGAGAAAACTTATCTAATAATTTTCTAAGAATAGTTATAGAATTTTTAGTAGCTATATAACTATACAAAGTATTATCATTTGTAAGTTTTTGAAGCAAATGATTATCCAATCTTGATAATATATGATGCCACCAATATTTATCAGGTCTTAAACTGTAGTCTTTATCTTTTTCATGCCAATGATTAAAAAGATCAGATAAAAGATTGTCTGCTCCCTGATTAATAATAAAATCATTTCCTGTAGGAATATGATTCTTCAACTTACGATGAATAAGATAGCCATCTTCTTTAGATAGAGAGTTATTGATGATGCACTTTGGACGTGCACCATCAATATTATTCATTATGTTTTCTCTATATTGTAGCTCTCTTTTATATCGCTCATAATTAAATGTTTTCATTAGAATGTAAAGTTTAGTGAACTAACAAAGCTATTATCTATTTGAGAAGAGTTTACAATACTCAACATTTGCTCTTTAAGAGTATTTGCTCTAGTTCTATAACTACTCATTTTACCTAATTCATTCAACTCTGTAGTGATGTTACGCACAAACATAGTAGTATAACCATCATTACCTGCCTTTATTACATCAGGAAGTTGTGCAATAAGAGAAGAAACGTTATTCTCACGCTTTGTCTCTAGTTTAGAGCTAAGAGCGGCAGCATGGCTAGGAGCTA